CGTTTCCAAAATCTAGTAATCATCCCGATGCTCTGAAAGGATGTTATGTTACTACGGATGGAGGTCGAGTTTTCTTTATATCTAATCTCGAAGCATATCTTATGGAACGTATGGCGTTTGGACCTTTTACACAATTTACTGGATTTGGTCGTCATGAAAACGGTTATTATACAAATGTTCCTCCAAAAATTGGTATTAATTTTACTCACAATGCAGGCATTAAGTTAGTGTCGGAACTGACAGGTGTAAGGTATGTTGACCTTATGAATATGACAATGGAAGAATTGAAAAAGTTTGATGATGCGTTCTGTGCATTAAATGATGTCATATGTGGTGATAAGTCTAAGTGGGATTTGCATGTCACAGAGTTCTGGCTTTGGGTTACCTGTACCTTGTTTGCGTCTAAAATTGATTTTGGTGATTGTAAGTACGACCCCGATGATCCCTATTCCAGAGAGAATATCAATCGTATTAACAGGTTGTTCTTTTGGGCAATTGTTCGTTCGTTGTGCGTTAAGGCAGTAGCTGATCCTGTTCATGGAGTGTACTTGTGTGCTGGTATTTTAGCGTCAGGTCGTTTTATTACGTCATTCTTTAATTCGTTTATGAATACTGCAATATCTCGGTTCTTATATTATTTGCATCAACAAATAGTTCATAAAGTTGTGGGACCTTATTCAGAAAAGTTTTTCAATGAGCATTGTAATTTGAATGACTTGGTATATGGTGATGATGATATTAAAGCATTTAAGGAGAAGATAAACCGACAATTGTGGATTGATTTGTGGGCTAAGTATGCAAATCAAGTTCTTAAACCAGAGACAGTATTTCCAGTGAAAAATATTCTCAAGTGGGACGGTTATTATACGTCGACTCGTCTGACTGCTCAGTTTTTAAAATGTTTCTTTTATCCTTATATTGATGAGCGAGGAAAAATGAGTATATGTATGTGCAAGCCATGGGATAAAATTATGCCTAAGTTGTTTGTTAGTGCGGAAAAGGTGCTGTCAACCAATCTTATCAAGTCGCGATTGCTTTGTGTAGGGTGGACTTGTGCCCCTAACCAAGATGTTTTCTATCTTGCTCGCGAACTGTTTCTTCAAATGAATGATGATAAGAGTGAATTTGGTGATAAACAGCATGACACTTATTATGCAAAGTTGTCTAGTCGTGGTTATGAAAGAAGTGACTACTTTCCGACTTGGCCTGAAGCAATGGGAAAGTTCATGAGTCATGAGAATTATGATAGTCGCAAGGAATATGATTCATGGGATCAGATGGCAGAAGTTGATTATGCGTCGTGGAATGGTGCCGCAGTACGTACAGCCTCAGTGTTGGAAGATGATTTTCGCGTTTTGGCGTCGATTATCGAAAATGTCCATTCGGGCTATGTTTAGGTGTCCAATGGTACGTG